TTTCAATTGTACTTCTCGTCTAGCATATCTTTCTGGGTCAGATACTTTCTTCAATTTTTGCTCTTTCAATCTAAAGTTTTGTTCTGGTGTGATAATCGTTGGGTCGAATTTATCTCTAATAATAACCGTTCCACCTGTCTTATCTTTTCGTGTATCTCTTATTTGATTTCCCCTCTTATCAAATCGTGGAATACTTTCCAAATACTTAGCTCTCTGTATTTCCATTTCTCTTGCAACATTTGTTCTAAGGTTCATTTCTTTTATTTGAGCTTCACTAAATATCTTATTGTACTTATTTTTATATTTACCCTTTTCACCTTCAATTGGAATCAATTTCTTTAAAAATCTTTTCGTTTCCAAATCTGATTGTCTAATTACTTTTTTAGAAGCAACAACACCTTCTTTTGTTCTTGTGATTTGAAGGTCAGCTCTATATTTTAATTTCTTCATTCCTTCTTTCCAAGCATTATATTCTTTACGAGTTTTAAACTCTGTTATATTTGTTTTTAAATCGATCTCTCCTGAAATATCAACATTATATTTTTTCTTTCTACTTCTTATCATTGCTTTTGCGTTAGCAGTTAATCTTTTAAACTCGCTTACATCATTTGAACTTATTGTAAACTTTGGTTGCTTCTTCTTTTTCTTTCTAGCCAACTGTATTCTCTCCCTTTGACAGTACTACGATTCAAGTTTATCTACTATAAGGTTTTGATCTTAATCTTTACAGGTATTGATCTTAATCTTTTAGTGTTTAAATTTCAATTCATTAGTATTTGTCTAGTATAATTTATCTTTAGGTATAGAACTTTTATTTTAATCTTTGTTTTTATTTTTCTTTCTTCTATCTTTAGGAGCAACTCCTTTTGAGCGCTCAATCAACTTTTCAATAGAATAACATCCACAACTTACTATCTTACCATTGCGAACATCAACACCTCTTGCGATTTTCAACTTTCCACAATCACATTTGAAAATCCATTGTTTATGACCATGTAGTCTTTCTTCTATTTCTTCTACTGCAACAAGTCTTCCGTATCGAATACCCGACATATCAACTGCTTTTGCCATTTCTTTCAATCCCTTCTTTTAACCTGTATTCATCATAACACACCAAAACAATATCGTCAACATTATTGTAGAAAAAAGTAGAATATTTTTTTATTCTACTTCCTCTAATTTAAATTGTCTAACACCTCTACGACCACTCGCAACATTGACTAGGTAAGAATAACTAAAGTGACTCTTTTCGCTTAACTCTTTTATTGTTCCTTTAATTTCTTTTCCATTTTCAAGTATCATCTTATATGTTGGTCTAGAATCTTTTAAAAGAATTAATTCAAAAATCATATTAGGTCTATATCCAGTTTCTGATTGATGTATTCTATTTCTTAAATCTTTTACACTCATACCTACATACTCAGCAATTTGTTCTTGTGTTCCTGCACACACATAATCATCATTTACTCGTAGTTCCCAAATACTTCCCTTACCTGCTCTTTTCATTCCCTCTTACCTCCTACCACGGTTGTTGTTCCCAAATTGGTCTACTTCTTTCTGCTTTATATAATTTATCCTTTAAATCATTTATTTGTTTTCTTAGTTCTTCATTCTCTTCTTTATATATTTCTAATTCAATTTCTCTACCTTTTAATTTCGCTTCTAATTCATTCATAGTTTTTATAATCGTCTCTTTATCAGGTATCATTCCCTCTACCTCCTACATAATCGTCATTATATTTTAAAAATAAAAGGAACCAGCTTTCGCTAATTCCCTCTATTTAATTATTATGCTTCTTGTTTTTCACCGTTAGGCATAAGTGTTAGCTCTTCTGCAAGAACTTCAGTTACATAAACTTTTTTACCGTCTTGCCCATCATAGTTACGAGTTGAAATACGTCCAGTGAAGCCTACTTGATGTCCTTTTTTAACAAAGTTAGCAAGTGTTTCAGCCGGTTTACCCCAAATTACAACACGAATGAAATCAGCTTCACGTTTACCAGTCTTTTTATTAACGAAAGATTGTTGTACAGCTAAGTCAACAGTTGCAACTGCTTTCCCTTCTGGTGTGTATCTTAAATCCGCATCCTTAGTTGTACGTCCCACTAAAATTACTTTGTTCA